GCCCCTCTCTCTCTCTTTTTTTCAAAAAAAAATGGGATGTATACAAAAAAAAATAAATTTTCAGTGTTAATTTTAATTCGATTTGTTCGAATTTAACACTTATTATACTTTAAATGAAAAAGAGAAAAAATAGAAACAACAAAAAACAACAAAAAACAACAAAAAAAAACATACCATCCCATTCGTAAAAATAAAAACAACAAAAATATATAAGTATATATATGTATATTAAAATAATATATTTAGTTATAATAATAAATAATGACTGTATTATGTCATCGTTGTGGTAAGGAATTCCCAGCACAGTGGAGACTGGAACGCCATTTAAATAGAAAAAAACCATGTATAAAACCATCCCAAAAAACAACAAAAACATCCCAAAAAAATACAACATCATCCCAAAAAACAACAAAAACATCCCAAAATATAAGATATAGTTGTGAGTATTGTAATCGTTCATATAAACATAATTGGCATTTAACTCGCCATCTTAAAACATGTAAAGATAGAATTTCTATTATGGAATTTAAGAAAAAAAAAGAAGAAGAAGAAACAAATGAAATCATGAAAATAAAAAAGGAATTAGAAAAGGAAAAAAATTACAAACTTAATGAGCTAGATGAATTAAGAAAAAAAGTGTCCGATATGGAAGATAAAATTAAAAATCAAAAACCTCAAACTCAAAATATTTACAATACTACAAATAATAATATTATTAATATTAATTTGAATGAATATGGAAGTGAAAATGTTAATTTCTTAAAGAATCCAAAATATAAAAATGCGATAGCACAAATTTTGGGAAGTGGAATAAATGGTTTACAGAAATATATTCAATATAAATATTGTAATCCAGAGAAACCAGAAAATTTAACAATCAAATATACAAATAAAAGACAAAAAGATATTTATGTGCGTGCGGATAATACTTGGAAAGTAAGAAATAAGCACGAAGTAATGGATGAATTATATGATAAAGATAAAAATGTAGAAGAGGTTCTTCAAGTTTATGAGCATTTAAATGATTTAAATGAAAATGATGATATAGATCCAAATGAAGAAAAATTCATGAATGATATCAATGATTTTTATGATAATGAAGAAACAAATGATTTTTTGAAAAAGGAATTAGGGAAACTGAAGGATGAAACATTAAATCAGTTATATAATTGTTATAAAGAGAATAAACATCATTTCAAAGTAGTTTGAATGTATTTTAATATTTAATATATTCAATAAGTTTTTGAGTATTAAAATAATGAGAATATAATATGGCATTTAATACACCACCAAACCTGCTTTGTTCTTGTTCGAATAGAGTATGGCCGATAAATTCAATTAAACCCATAAGAGAGAAATAGTATATTACCGTATGATATTTTGGATAAGTCCCATAATCTTTCATAGCTTTATGGTAAATAAATAAATAGGATAAAAATACACATATACCAATATGTAAATTAATTTTACAATAATGTATACATAGAGTATAATAAATAAAAGTCATAAAAATCTGTGCATTTTGTTTATTCATAAATAAAATTTCTGGTACAAATAAGAAGAAGTAATAAGTAGCGATAGGAATTCCAATAATATGTATAATTTTATTAATGTGAGAATTATGAATTTCCCCATAATATTCAACCGCTTCCTGACCGGACAATATACCAAATAAATTTAATATATCACCAAATAATAATCCAGAACTCATTAATATAAAAGTTCCAGCGTATAACGCGAAAAAATTACAGTATTGTAATCTTTGTATATTATTCATTTTGAAATTTGTAATGTTGTAAGTTATTTAATAGAAGGGAAATCTATTTTAATTTAGATTTGTTTAATTATTTATATTTTTATATAAGCAATTGAATAGTGATAAATTATATATTACGATGCGTGCGATATTAACATTTGATAACAAAGGATATGTTAAGGCTCACAGTAATGGTAGAAATGGGCATACACATAAAACTTCAATAATGGAATTAATCCAAAATGCGGATGATGCAAATTCCAATAAAATTTTAATCAAATACAGAGGAAAATCCAATATGTTAGTAATAGCAGATAATGGAATTGGTATGCCAATAGAAAAATTAGAGAGCATGAGTGTTTTGTATAGACATGAAGATAGTGAAAAGACAAAACATGGTAAATTCGGGATAGGTGCTAAAGAAGCATTTTTAACATTAGGTGGAAAATGGACAGTTTTAAGTAAACAAGTAGGAAGTACAGATATTTCAAAATTAGAATGGGATTCTGATAAATTAGTAAAATGGTCAAATGGAGAAATCGAATATGGAAAATATGTAAGTACTTCAGACAATGCGAGTGAAGTTTTAAGAAGATTTTATCAAAAGACAATGAAAACAATAGCAGGTGTAAATAAACCAAAAGAAATAAGTGGAACAGTAGTAATTGGTGAAATGGGTTCAATAATTGAAAGTGATAAAGATGAATTTACTAAAGAATTAGTATCTATCATTCGTGATATTTCTTTAAAGCATCAAAAAATAGATACAAAAATTTATTATGATATTGATACTTTTAAAGGATATAATGGATTAGTAGAATTAGAAGCGGTTGATTGGTTAAATTTTAAGTCAGTTGAAACAAATAAAAAAGTGACAGTAAAAATTGGTGTAATAGAACGTAAGAATAGAAGAAAATATTACAATTATTTTATTGAATATAATGGAAAATATTATAGATTTTCAAAGAATAATTTTACAGGATTTGTGGAAGATGAGCGTATGGAGACAGTAAAATGTAGTACAATTGATTTCTCAATAACAATGTTAGAAGAGCAAATGGTATGTGATCAAGAAAATATTTTAAGAACAAATAGGAAAAAGTTAAGTGGTGTTTTAGTAAATAGAAATGGGCATTTCTTGTATACAGATTCTTTGGAATGGAAAATGAAAAATATTCCAGTTAATTTAAGATGTGAATTGAAATATAATAATTCGGACATAGATGATATTTTCAGAGTAAAGATGAATAAATCTCATTTTATTTTTTCTCAAGTAGATAGTACTTTAAAGAAAATGGTAGAATATATTTTGAATAAATTATTAAAATATATAATAAAATATCAAGATGTAGAAAAAAGTTTTCAAGAAGTTTTAGAAACATATGCGAATAATAGAAATCGTAAGGAAGAAGAAGTAGAGAAGGAAATGGTACCAGAAAAGACATTAGAAGAAGAAAAGCCAGTTATAGAAAAGGAAACATATATGGAAGAAAACGAGCATTTAAAAAAAGAAATAGAAAAATTAAGAGAGAAATTATCCAAATTTAAAGAAGATGAAGTAGAAGTGGAAGAAATAGAGCCAAAAGAGAGTAAATTCACAAATAAAGAAATAGTTGATCGATTAGTAACAAGAGGTGGAGAACATAATTTAGGTGATGCGGAGATAGAGATAAAATGTTTCACAGAATTGATCTCAACAGTAAGTGATAATAATTTAGAATTAGATATGCCACATAGTAAAAAATTATTTGCACATATGAATGAATGTTTAAGAAAGTTAGTAAAACAAGGATTAATAGAACGAAGAGATTTATTAATACAATTTTCCAGTCCTGAATAAAATTTAATGTGGGTTGGTTTTTATTTTTTTATATGGTTCATTCCATAAGTATTATTTTTTTATATGGTTCATTCCATAAAGAATCAATTTCTTATTCAGTTTCAATCAAATCAGCAATACGATTAGCGAAATCAAGTGGAGTAGGGCGTTCGTTGATATCCGCAAAGCATAAATTCAAGAAGGTTTTGATGTCTTCGGGAATTGCTTCTGGAATTTCAGGACGACCTCCCATAACAAGATGAATTTGAGGTGAAATTCCACCCAACCGTGGGACGCTACCAGTGCACATAGTCAAAATCGTTGTACCGATCATCCAAGTATCAGCTTTTGGGCCGTTAATTGGAGTGGTAGTTGGATTTTCATTTTTGCGAACCATGTATTGAACCATTTCGGGAGAAGCATAAGAAAGTGTGAATTGATTTGGACGAACGTTCTTCTCATCATCGAATTTCTGAAAAGTCTCAGCAGAGAAATCAGAAATCAAATATTGAGGTTTTCCGTCTATCATTCTGTACATCACATTCTGTGGCTTGAGATCCAAATGAGCACATTCTCCGAATTCATGAACTTCAGCCATTCCTTCACAGAGTTGTTTCAAGCACTCACGAACATCATTCCACGTAAAATCATCTTCTTCAACTTTCTTGATATAGCCACCTTTATGGATGAAATCCATCATATCTCCGTCACATTTCTCAACAACCCATGATAGGCGTTTCGAATTCGCTTCATCCACTGAGTGAAATAAAGGAACATGATCCGAAGACTGGCTGATCTTCATGTGAATAAGAACTTCTTCAATCCCTTGTTCTAGGCCGATTTGTGATTCTGTAAACACAACTGATTTTCTCGCGTAATCCTTCGAATACAACTCATCAACAAATGGTTGAATGAGCGTATTGACTTCATCGGAGAGTTCAGCATGTTCATCTTGAATCGTTACAACTTCGACTTTTCCAAAAGATCCCTTTCCAAGTTGTTTACCAACAATCATTTCTCCACTAGTCCGAGGACAGATAGAGAAGCGATTATAAGTAGGTGCACTTAGTTCAGTTCTAGGACTTCGTAAAGGAGATTGAATAACATCAGAGGGCGTTTTCCAAATGGAATCTTCACTCAAGATGTTTAGTTTCAATTTAAATTGATTCATTGTTAAGACAAGATAGTAATCGAGTCAGGTCACGTAAGATCGAGTAAGGTCGAGTAAGGTCGAATATAGTCAATCAAATAGATGTATAGATAATCTTTTTATCGATTTTAATTTGTATTAAATAATCTAATTCGATTAAAATAAGAAATTGATTTCTTTAGGTAAGATAAAGAAATATGTCAGAAGAGAAATTAGAATTAAATAAAATATATTTAGAAGATTGTATAAATGGTTTAAAAAAATTAGAATCTCAATCCGCTCAATGTATACTTGCGGATCCACCATATAATGTAGGTAAAAGTTTTGGTAATAATAAGATTAAATTAACAAATAAAGAATATGTAGAATGG